CCTAAAGAATTTCTTGCTCGAGATAAATCAATATAAGAATCGTCTTCAGTTAGATTACTACTTTCCAATAATATATTTAGATTATCCCGTTTGACCGATTCAGGAGTTATTTCAGCTTCACCACCCGGTTCAGGTGCACCACCTAATTCGGCCTCACCACCTAATTCAGGTGCTCCACCTAATTCAGGTCCACCACCTAAATCAGATTCAAGACCACCTCCACCTCCTCCACCAGGTGGTGGGGCAGGAGCCGCAGCTCCAACGGCAGTAGTTCCGGATTTACTTGCGTATAATTTATCGATAGTGTCAAACACACCCGTATGGGTGATGATTGTTGCAGTATTTGTTAATTCAGCACCAACCGCTTTTTCAATACGTTGTTGTTGTAAATCTAATTTAATTTCTTCATCAGAGAATCCTAATACGTGTTTTTTAGCCCAAGTGACCGACACTGGTGCAATACCTTCAATAGCCGCAACAGCATCTTTATATAATAAAATTTTCTCTTTCCAAATATCAATTTTTAATAAATCAGCTTGTGATGATGGGTTTGTAAGAGCCAAAGTAAAGTTTGACAATTCATCCTCAAATCCTAATAAGAATAAATGAATAATAGCAACTTTATTTAATTCGGCAATCATAGATTTTTGAATTCTATTAATTGTTCTTGCAAAACGAATATCCATCAATGATAAATTTTTACCATCTCCCGTTACTTCCTCAAAACCTAAAAATGCTTTAGGGACACGAAGTGCTGTTAATAATTTCTTTTGGATATATTCAATATCGGCAATCTCTGCCAAATTTTGTGCTCCCGGTAATGTATCAATTGGACTTGGTGCAGCAGGGTCACGAACAGGAATAAAATAATCTTGGTCAACAGCCATTTGATTAAATCTCATATCAACATTTCCTGTATTAGAATCAACCACTTGACTTCTTTTAAATTTGTTCGCAACACGTTGTACATATGGTTCAACATCTTTATCATCCATATTACCAACATAAACTTTAAACACACGTCTTTCAGGTGCTCTTGAAGTTCTATAAATCAACATCGCATCTTCTGAAAGTAATAATTGTTTCCAAATACGTCTCGCTTTCTCCAACATAGAAGTTCCGTAAGGAAGTTTTCTATCATCACCTAATAATCTAAAGTGAGCTATCTCCCATGAATTAAATTCCATGTCTTTAATTTTCCATTTGAAACGTAATCCTTTACTATCGGCAGGTTCTTCAACATTTGCTGATTTCGCAGCCATACCTCTTTCCAAACGTTCTATTTCAATGTTTGGTAATTGCATACATCCAACAATACCTTTTTCAGCGTCTAATTTTAGATACACGAAGTTATCCCCATATTTACAAGTATTTCTTGTCCACATAGGTAAATTAGTGTTTAAATCTAATACGTTATTAAATAAGTCAGTTAAGATTCCTTTAATTCTTTTTGATTCTGAATAAATCTGTAACATATAACCATTTTGGTCAACCGTTGTTGATTCTTCACCATAGATATCCAAAGCAGCCGAAATTTCAGGAGTATACTCCATCGATTCATAATCATAAAATGAGGCTAAACGAGTTGGTTCATAATATACCGCTTGAGTATATAAATTACTTTCAATTTTAGTCCATTGATTGGCTAAATAATAAGTTTGTTGTGCCTGTAATTTTTCTCTCTCGTATTCGTCTTTAGATGTGGTTTTTAATAATTCCTTCTTATCTAACTGATATACGGGGTAATCTTGATTCAATAACGAATTTGGACCAAATGCTTTGGATAACCTTTGCCAAACCGTTAAATCATTATTTTGATTGTTTTCCATATGAAAAATTTAAATATTTTTTTATTTTAATAAATAGTTGAGATTAACCAAATATCATCACGGGATTGTTGGTGTGGGGGTTGGTGTTGGATAATTAACCGGTGGCACAGGTATTGGGAATGGGTCACAATCAACAATTAAGTTATCACCATTTTCAGCTATAATACGGATAAAGTCTTCAGTTGCTAAGTAACAAATCTCAACAATTGGTGACGGAGTCATTGTAGGTGTAGGTGTAGGTGTAGGGGTACTAGTTGGTGGTGGTGTAGGTGTTGGAGTTGGTGTTGGTTCAGGGGTAGGTGTTGGTGGAAGAGCCCCACTAAATGTATCAACAGTTCTAGGCCTATTAAAATCAGGTTCAAATACTTTAAAACTTAAAATATCTTGGCCAGGAACAACCATTCTAGAACCTGCGAAAATTTTACCTGATTTTTTTCGATTTACAAAACCACCTGATTTACCAACACCTGTATTAAGAGGTGCGTTAGCATACAAATCCGCATTTGCGTCAAATGTAATACTATTATTTAAAGTAGATGTTTTTCTATCGGTAATACCCATTTATGTTTATTTGATAAATATTATCTTGTACCAAATAACCAGCCATATTTCATATAATCGTCGCGACTTATATTTCCATTACTAAATTGACTAACTCTTTCTCGAGTATTTGGTATTACAGGATTAAAAGCCAAAGCATCACTTACATTGTCATTATTAGTGACGGCCCAAGAATCTATCATCGCTTTAGTATGTTCAGTAACTTTGGTCAATTTACTAAAAGACGATTCAGCAACGTATGTTGCCATCGCAATTGACATAATTAAATCGTCATGATGCCCTTTTTGATGGTCAGGTCTACCATTCATATAAATAAAAGTATTCATTTCATTATACAAACGAGAACTATAAATTCTAAATCCATGTCTCATTACTTCTTCAAATGAAGCGATAATTTGAACCCTTTTATTATTAAAGTTTATTCCCGGAATTTTCTCAGCCGCTTTTGGGTCATATTTCCATTTGTTAGCACTATCAACACCATCAACATATAAATCTTTATAATTCATTTCTTGGAGTTTTCTAGATGTTGAAACACCCATACCTCCGGTGATATCTATTACCACAAAACAGGAATAGTTTGTTGCCCATTTATGGCAAATTTCCGCCATAGTGTCCGGAGGTAATTTACCCACATACTCCGCGACTTGTTCTTGAGTATCAAAATCAACAATTTGGAATGAACTAAAATCTTCCGAATCCCCACGAGAAACGTCGACACCCATAATATATTTGTGACCAACCACAGGTTCTTTCCAAATCCAAAGAGCGTTACCCATTAACTTTGATTTAGGTTCAAGAATCATATTTTCCCGAATCTTTTGCATCATAAGAGAATCAAATACGTTATCCCCTGAACCTAAAAAGTTACATTCTAACTCTTGGGATACTTTACGTTTATCGTATTTTAATTTCTTAACCATCGCCTCAAACCAACTTGAACAAGGTTTGTAACCGGCATCCATCAGAACTCTTAATTCTTGATAATTTCTATGTTCATACGGCATTTTAGACCAATCAAGAAATTCATCCGGATTATAATCTTCTTTATTTAATAGAAAATGAATTATATCGTCAGTTTTTACCAAAAATAAATCTTTAGTATATCGTGGGTCACGATACCAAAACATCTCGGTAATTTTGAAGTCATTCATATTACGTAATGCTTGGTCGTATATTTCATAGTAAATTGGGTCGTATCCGTTAGGTGTTGACACAACTATTACTTTACCTCCCGTAGATAGGGACGCCATACAAGCAGCCCAAAAGTCACTATCGGCTTCGATAAACGCCGCCTCGTCAAATACAAGTATTGTAGGTGTAAATCCACGCAAGGCATCTTTCGATGTTGCAACGGCTTTAACCTCACAACCATTTGTTAATTTATAATGTTTTTGGGAATTTTTTGCTTTATCAAAATCCACACCGGTCCAAGACGGCCATTGAGCAACGAATGCTTTTATTTTATTAGCCATCTCCAATGAAGTATCCAACTTATTGGCAATAATCAATATTTTCTCGGGGGTTTCTTTTCTTGCGAATACAAGTTTACGAGACATCCAAGCCGCGGTAACTGTTGATACCCCGGCCTGTCTGTACTTTAATGCTATATTCTCATTGTATTCTTCGTAATCTTGTAGTAAAGATAACTGGTCAGGAAACAGTTCCAATGGAACATATTTTTTAACCGTATTATCGTATGTTTCTAAATACGTTCTTAACGCATATTCAACATCTCTATTACATTTTACATATTCAATTAATACTTGTTCTTTTGTTAAATTTGACATAAGTCGGATTGGTTTTTAGAACCCAAGTGCCGACAAATCAAAATCATCCAAGTCGTCGTCACCGTAGTCGTCATCATCATTATCGTCACCCATTTTTTCATCATACTCATCTTTTTTCAAATCATTAACGATTTCGTCAACCATTCTTTGAATAAATTGAGCACCTTGTGGGTTTCCTTCTAATATTAGTTTAGCTACTCTTAAAAACTCTTGTGCTGATAGTTTTGAGAATCTCACAAATAAATAATGTTGGATGTGTTTCATATCATCATCAAACAATTTATCAGGATACGCCTCTAAAAATTTTTCCCAAAATATTGGTCCTAGTCTAGAATCCCATATTTCGGCAGGTAATGTATCTTCAGCCCCTAAAACCATTTCAGCTTGTTTTGGGTCATCAGGTAAACCATGTGTACCAAATACTTCATAAACACCTTTTACTAATTCGTGAACCAATAATGGAAACGTCATAGCTCTTGCTTTAACTGTTGGCGGGTCTGTTTCATCATCAACTTCACTTTGTCCCATTTGTCCTCCACCTGAACCTGCCATACCTTCCATATCCGGATATAACCAATATAAATGTTCCATAAGGGATTGTGTGACACCATAATGATTAAGTAAGTTAGGGTCTAAATTATTTAATTCATCACTAACTAACACATACATATGACCACCTTTAAAAGCCGCCCCTTGTATTAATGAGTTAATTAATCTTCGTTTTGCTTTTTCTAAATTGAATTTTTCAAACTCATCTGCAAAATCTTCTAATTCTTCAGGATGGTCTTCAGCCTTTTTAAACGCGTCTTTAACTTCTTCATCACTAGGTTGTTGAGGTTCTGTTTGCATTCCTTGAGCCGCAGCCATAGGTCCGTGTACTAATTTAGCGTCAAACTGTAAAGACCCTTCAGGAATTCCAAGTTCTTTAACTACTAAATTAACCGCCAATCTTTCTAAATATTCTTTATTTTGAGATTCAACTTGTATAATTCTTTGTAAACCACTCATTACAGTAGACATTAACCCCATCATTGGGTTATTTCCTTGAATTGCAGTAGTATCTCCCAAATATCTTCTTACTTTGTCTACAGAGTCCTTAAAACGTTTAGACGAGATTACTTCAATATAATCTTTATCACCGTCTTTTGGTAAAGCGGGATTTTGATTAAATGGTGTTTGTTTTGAAGTAATTTTTCTTTCAATACCCGGCTCCATTCTTTCAGGACCTTCATAATCAATTGGAGCCTCAACTAAACTACTTTTAATTTCTTTAAGTAATGAACGTTCATTTTTAGTGATTGTACCTTCAGATAATTTTCTTTCTAATTTTGTTTTAGCTTTTAAAATCTCTTCCATTTTTATATTTAAACTCATGATTAATCAATTTTAAGACCTATACTATCAAACGATAACCAAGTAGGTAATTCTTTTTTAGTAGCTTTAGGT